TCTTACACTATCACTTAAGTAGTTCAGTTCAAATCCTCTTAGATTATCCATGATCACTGCACCTGTTGTAGATACACCGACTCTTAATCTAGACACTTCCTTATAAGCTCTAATGATCTCAGCTTCATAAGCATCATTCATCTTATTTAATAATGTGCCATAACCAAGATCATCTAATTCCTGGAAGAAATCTATTTCCTGAGCTATAGTGATCACCTGAGTGTCAGACAATTCATTTAGTCTTGGAATAGCCTTCTTTAATTTGTCAAATAACTTCTTCTGTAGGTTTTGGATCTCTACAGAATAAAAATCTAGATCCGCCATCTTAGCTTCCTAATCTATCTAGGATACTTGCTGGACCTTCTTGTTGCTGTGGTGCTTCTTCATCAATCTGATCTACTATTTCCTGGATCTCTTCTTCTTTTAGATCAGGATTCTTTTTTCTTAAATAAGATTGTCTAGTCTCTAGATTGTTTTTAAAAGCCCACTCATAATACTTTAATTCTTCATCAGTAGACATTGGTGCAGATCTTTCCTGGAAGTCTACACTAAATTCATCACTAACATTGATACCACCAGATACTTCTAAGATCCTTTGAGCTATCTTAAATTGCTGTCTTTCAAATGGTCTATAGATCTGTTCAATATCAGATCTCAAAGAGTCCTGTAGATCTAATTGAGACATCTTCTTGCTAAGTCCAGATTCTGGTGCATTACTACTCCAGTTGATCTTGACATTGTTAGCCTGTGATACAGAATCAATTAAGAACTTAATAGACTCTTTCATAGCTGTTACATTAGCATTAGGTGTTACATATTCAAATGAAGCCTGTTCTGGTAAGATTAGAGCCTTATCTTGACCAAACTGGATCCTAGCTTCAGTATCAATCCCAGAAATCACTGGCTGACCAAGTTGGAATCTAGATGAAAGAGCCATCTCTGTAAGCATAATATTGATAGATCTGTTTGCATCAATTAGATCATCAGCACCAGCTCTCATAAAGTCTCTAGTCATAAATGATCTGTGACCAAAGTTAATTGGAATAATATCACCAAATGGATTTACATCACCTTCTATTATAGATGTGATCTTACCTTTACTGCTGATCATAAAATGCTTTCCTGGCATATCCTCAGTTGCTTTAGACCATACCATAAATTGAGCATCTTCTGATCTTGCTTGTAGTTGTGATTCTACCTGCCACATTACCATAAATGGATCATCTTCATTAGGTCTAAAGAATGGTGTAAAGAAATGGATTGGTCTATACATAAGCTTTTGCTTGTCATCATTCCAGTAGGTGTATAGTGCTTCTGTACCTAATAAATAAACCAGCTTCTCAAATTCTTTCATAGAGCTGTCTAGATCACCAATATGCTCTAAATACTTCTCATCAGCATATCTTAATGGCTGTTCCTGGTACACTTGACATCTGCGGTCAATTACATTTCTTGTTAAGTTTAAATAGGCAGGCGGTATCTGTGATAATGAGTCACTATCAAAATACTTCTTTAGATCATCTTGTAAGTTAATGGATTCAAAATAATCCATAGCCAATTCTCTATGTTCCTGTTCTCTGTCATAGTTATCTTTGATGCTTTCCATCAAGATGTCATACATCATTTTTTCTGTTAAATTTGTTATAATCATGATTTGAATTTCCTTAAATCTTCTAAGTTTATGTGATCTTGATATGTATTGTATAAGTTGGTAATCATGTCCTGGTATTGCTTCTTATTGCTTTGATCTGTTTTATATGCTAGGATCAACAGCATACAAAAAAATGTAGTCCAACCAGTAAGTAGTCCTAATAAAAAATACACTACCATTTGATGGATCCTACACTATTCATTGTTAATGGAAATCTAAAATGGATCGGATAGCAAAGCCCATCAATGTGGTGACTTAAGGTTTCAGTCTTGACCATTCTATTATTCTCCATTGTAGTCATTTCAAGATCTCTAATTGTGTTCTTACAATTTGACTTAATAAATAAACTATGTTTACCATTTGCATCTTTCAGCTTCTTGTTTAAAGCATTCAATCTGTCCTTCTGCGTAGGATTGGCTTTTTTAGCAATCACTACAAATCCACCTTCAGTTAAGATCATATGATCAGATTTAGTGCTATTACTTGTTCTACTTTTTCCTGCTGGATCAGGATATACTGGAATATTAGGCTTTCTCTGTTGCATAAGTTTGGTTAGTTCAAATGTGTTAGAGTTCTTTAAACTGATTTCATCAATCACATAAACATCACCATTAGTATATTCAGCACATAATACTGCTGTCATATAACTGGCAACACCGAAGTCCACTCCCCAGTATTGTCTACTTGAAATATCTAGATCATCTCTGACATGCACATTTCTATCAAAGTTATAAGCACATCTATTGCTAGATACTTCAAAAGATCCTTCCAGCTCTTGTCTAAAAGTTCTTGGATCTAAAGTTTGCCTGGCATTCTCAATCTCTTCTTTAGGAATAAAACCACCTTCAATAGTGGTATATTGCCAGGACTTCCAGAAGGGATCATTGTCTTGCCCCTTCACATATAATTCATACAAATTGTTATATACACCTTGTGGTGTACCGCATATAAAAATATTAGACTGCGTCTCAGCTATCATAGGCATAATGATTTCATTTAAGACATTAGGCTTCATGAAGGCATATTCATCTAATACTACCGCATTGGTGCCCTTAGCACCTAAGCTGATACCTCTTAAGCTATCTTCCTTATCAGAGCCCTTAATACTGATCTCTGCGTTATTAGGCATAGTTACAGATAACTCAGTCTCATTGATCTTAACATTCTTACCTCTGAATATGCTCTTAAGCAAATTCCAGGCTACCATCTTACCTTGCCTATAAGTAGGATAAACTATCCATCTCTTCTCATTAGGCTGTAGATCATGATATAAGATCCACATCATAGCCATATAAGATTTACCAAACCTTCTAGCAGAGACTAGAATCTTTCCTCTATGTGGATCATCTAGTATATCTCTTCTAAGTTGGTCAATCTTCCACTGCATCAAAATCAAATACTTTAATAGGCATGTCATCAGCTTCATGCAAAGATACTTACTGATGTGCTTTACCTTCAGTCCTGTTTGCTATGAACTCTACTGCCCATGATTTTCCTTCTAATGCCTGGCTATACACATGTCTTAGCACTGCTTCCAAATTGTCAATCTGATTTCCATCACCAAATTCATCACCGATCCTTCTTAACAGATCAGGTATAGATCTAGCACCTCTAGGTCTACCATGACCTTTTGATGCTTTATTCCCAGAAACAAATTGCCCTTTACTATTTCTATCCGATTTATCCGATTTCATTCGGTGTCCTAGTATTGCTCTTTGACTATTTCTTCAATGTTATCAAATAAGTCTATGGCTGAGTAATTTGATTCATCAAAAGTAGATTTATCATCTTGAACACTTTCAGAGTCTACAAACTCTATGTCATCATCTATTGGTGTTAATTTGTAGGTACCTTCATAGCAGTTCTCTAAGTAGCTATTATTGAAATTAGATCTCTGTAGTGATTCTCTATAGGCTTTAGATCCAGCATTGTCTGAGTCTATTTCCAGATCTATTCTTTTGATTAATTCTTCTAATTTGCGATCTTCCATCTATATATATGTAAAAAATCAACCATATGTTAGATGTATTTAGTTAAAGTATTACTTTAAGTGTAGTAATATTAAGATTTAATTTTTTTAGGTAATCAACCAGTGCTCAGCTATTGATAACAACAGGATAAGGTATAAATAAGATGCCAAGCACTGGCTATATTGTTCTGAAGTAGTCTCTGTTTTCTACTAATTTGTATATGATCCTTCTAATCTTTTTGACTGCCGACTTATGTGTCTTATGAATATTCTGACTGCTAGTACCTAATTTAGATCCCATATCTTTGAATGTCATGGTGTCATGATTAAAGTATACCTTCTTCTGGAACTTTGTCCAGCTATCTGAGTGTCCACTGATCATGGCGATCATAATTGCTTTTCCATATAATATAGTATTCTCAGATTCTTGGTATTTATCATCAATGTAATATTCAAAATGCTTCCTCATTACTTAGGCTCTATCATGTCCTTCATATATGACAAGATCACCAGTATATAGTGGTAGATCCATCTCATACTCCAAAATACCAATCTAGATACAGCTCACATAAAACCGCTACTCCAAAGGCACCTAGAAGCATTGTTATTACAAATAATAAAGCTCTAGCATCATCATTGTGCTTTATAAAAAAGCCAATAGACATATCCTTAGTAGCTCTGAAATAATAGTTCTGCATCTCTGAATACTCTGGATCAAAGGTTATCTTGTATGGATCTCTAGCTACTTTCCCCATTTTTACAGATCTCTTTAATCTATCCCATTTTCTTATCATCTCTCCTCCTTCTTATTGATGTTTGATTATTATACCACATAAATTCATATCCTAACTTATTAAGATCATCTATAAGTTTCATGATCTTTTTTTGTGACTTTAATGCTTGTTTTGCTTTTTCTTCTATCTTCATTTATCTTCCTGATCTTTCACTGCTAAAGTTGTCATTTCTAATCTATATAAGATCTCATGCAGTTTCTCTTGATCTTTAGATTCTAAGTACCATACCAGCTCTGGTAGATCCTTCAACATATGCTTCACAAATTTTAATCTATTTTTTAGCATAGTATTTTCTTTTTTAATTGGATCTTCATCACCATACAGCTTGGTAGGTTTTATATATTCATTCATTACTATCTGTAGCTTTTTACTGATCATTGTCCACCTCATCTTCCGATTCTCTTATTATTTCAAGATCTGTAGCAACCTTATATCTGTGAAATGCTAATTTTATGATCAGATCTATTCTTTTTCTATACTAAGCTCTGTCAAACACTATTTGCTTAACACCTAGATCTCTATCTGGAACTAAAAAATCTGACATATCTATTTCTTTTATAGAGTCTATAACCTTATTCCATTTAGTGTTAGTATCATGCACTTCCTGCTGTGTTTTTAGTAATAGATCCATCATATTATTCCACCATTCCCTTCAAAGTTTGCTATATCCTCTTTTACTGGATTCTGTAGCTTCCTTCTTTCCTGATATAAAGATCCTCTTAACTCTGGATACTTCTTTTGCAGTAACCTTCTCTGCCTACTAATAGTCTTATATTGTGATAGCTTACCTACATTTAACAAGCCTATAACATCATAGCAGTCCATATTGTCACATTCTTTTTTCCAGATCCTTGCTACTAGTTTATCATCTGAATCCCTTAGATAAACATTGTGAAACAATAGATCTTTTACCACTTCTCTAATATTGTCTACCTTATTCTGAAACATATTCATTTGCATGTCTGATCCTCCATATCCTGTTCATATATAAAATCACTCCAATCTTTACAGCCAGGACACATAGCACTATAAGTGCCTGTGCCACTATCATATATTGGCTCTGAAGATGGATTACTACCACAACCGCAGACCAAAGGACCTCTATCTTCTTCCTGCTCATTATCAATAAAGAACTCAATATTTTCCTCTATCTGATCTTTGGTATATCCTTCTAGTAATCTTAACACCTTGCTCATATCCTTATCCCTTCAGAAATTTCTCACTGACATATCCATTGCTCACTGATCTGTCATAAGCTTCTTGATCTTCCTTTGACAAATAATCTAAACCTTCTCTTTTAAGCTTCTTAATAGCTGATTTGTAGATCTGTGATTTATTATCTTCAGAATAATGAAACTTCATGTATTTCTTTAATCTGTATTTATTTGGTTTATATTCATCAATATGATCACCTAAAAAGATAAATACATTCTCTTTATCATACTCATGTCCTAAGACCATATTGATCATTTTAAAATTAAGGTTACCTAGTCCTGCATGATCACAGGTAATAAAGAAATATAGCATCAACATCTTATATTCTAGATCTAGATCCATAAACCATACTTCTTCAAATAAGGTACTCTCTACTTGCTTTTTAGCCATCTAATTCCTCCAATTTCTTCTTTATTTCGGCTCTAAACTCTTTACTAAGGTAATACTTTTTTTCACCAGATTTCAATGATGTATTTTTCTTGATTACCAATTCATCATATTTGTCTTGTCCTAACTGCTTTAGTTTATGATCTCTATGATCATGTGGATTTTTAGTTAAGTAGGAATGACAGCCATGACATAGGCTTTCAGTGTTTAAACTGCAGAATCTTACTGAATAGTTAGATCTTCCAAAGTAATGTGAACAATGAAGTCCACCTGCTCTATTTGGACTATACTTCCTACCACACCTCTGGCAGGTCCAACCATCTCTTGTGCGGATATAGTTGGACCATAAAGCATCACTAGCTGTTCTTTTAATACCAGCCATTAAAATGGTAAATCAT